GTCAATGTGTTGTGGGTTTTTCTTTTTATAGCCTACTAAATGTTGTGCCATCCTAGTTAGTATGTGAATTGATAATCCGATATATGCGTACTTTTTGTTGTTGGCAAACCTAGTTAAAATATAAATACCACTTGTATCAGGTATGTTGCCAAAGTGTTTAATTAGCCTTTCTTTGTTTGATTTTTCTATTGCTTTAATTTGTGCGTAATTCATTTAAGCCTCCATATTATTTGTTTTGTTAATTACTTTTGCTATTAGCAACCCTGTTTTTGTTAATTGGTTATTATTGCTATATAATCCATTTTTATTCATAATCATATTTTCAGCACAATTAATTAAAACAAGATTATCTATATTAAAGTTTGTTTTGTTTTGGTCTGCAAATGTAATCTTATGTCCGATTGGTATTTTTCCATAATTTTGTTCATAAATATAACGTTGTTTTAACATCCAAGTTCTAGGCTCTTTAACTTTAATTTCAACATATCTATCTTTTGTAAACCTTTCACTTCCAATAGGTCTGTGCTGTATTGGCATATGCCCTTTTTTATAGCAAGTTTTCAAACAATTTTCTTGGCTTTCTTTTGGCATAAACTCACTCCACTCTTTACCTTTGTTGTTGTCATACTTATATTGAATTTATTTGAAAACAGTCTAGTAGCCTCTTTTAAAGTTCTATTTGGAACAACATTTTTTAAAAAGTCTATATGTTCTTTTGTATATTTAAACCTCATAAGAAATAAGCCCAAGCTGTTTAATGGTTTCTTCTGCATTAATGTATCCGTTATTGCTAAAAACTTTAGTACTTTCAAGCAATAATTTATTGTTATTTACTATTGTCTGTGCAACCTTTGTTATTTGCTTTGTTTTTTTTATTTGTTCATCAAGTTGTGTACCTGTAAGTTCTTCATCATCTAGTTTTTCAAGTTCACCAAATAAATAATTATTTAAATCTGTTAATTTGTTCCTCATAAAGCCTCCAAAGTATAAACGCCATACCTAACTTTTTGAAACCACATATTTCTAGCGTTAACCATATCGGTTTTAATGTTGTAGCCTAAGTTTCGTAAATGTCTAATAGTATTTGGCAAATGGCTTATACCCATTCTATTTGCTTTTCTTTGTGTTAGTTTCTTGCCTCTTTTTAAGTAGTCTAAAACTAATTTATTGTGTGTTTTGTTTTTCATAATTTCCTCCTAGTCTAAATTCATTTTTACTGGTACGCTTGTTAACATTTCTTCTTTTGCTTTTTTAACAAACTCTTTCTTTATTTCAAACCCATAGGCACTCCTATTCATTTCCATACAAGCCCTTAATGTTGTAGCACTTCCTGCTACTGGGTCAATTACAACGTCAAACTCATCAGTAAATGTTTTAATTAATTTTTTTAATAATGGCACTGGTTTTTGTGTTGGGTGTATTTTAGGAACTGAGTTATCTCTTCGCCACTCAAACCAATTAAATATCATTTTACCCTTTCCAGTTTCTTTTTTACCGTTGTTAAATTTTGGCAACTTATTACGGTATAATACAACGGCATATTCAGTTGCTCCAACTATTTTCATATTTGCCTTTAATACTTGACTTGAATAATTTTTACAAAATATTAATGGGTAACTGTTTTTAAACCCATATTTTTTACCATACTCAATTACCATTTGCATTTGTTCAAAAGCACAGAATACAATCATTGCAGGGGCTTTTCCTTTTTCCTTTGGCTCTGGTTTTAAAAGTTTGCTACAAAAGTGCATATATTCAGATATTCTAAAATCAGTATCTGTGTCAAAAAATGCTTTATTTGCTAGCTTACTTTCTCCATTTTTATTATCTCCACCAACATACCACTTAGTGCTTGAAGCATAAGCGTTATTCCCTAAATTATATGGTATATCAGCAATAACTAATTGTGCCTTTGGTATATTATACCTTTTGTAATTTTGAAAGTGGTCATTGTATAATTCTACTTTTGTTGTTTTTTTAAATTGTTCCATAATTTCCTCCTATAAATAATTCTTACCAAAGACCTTTCTAAAATCTTCAATAGTCCAACCGTATTTTTCCATAGCTATTTTTTGTGCCTTTTGTTTTTGCTCCAAATCAAAGTCTGGGTTAAAATGTATGCTACCACTTTGTTTGTCTTTATTGTGGTGTGCATAACACAAAGGTATAACTAAACCGTATTCAATAGATTTTTTCCTGTTAGCAGTTCCGTAAAATACTTCGTGCTTTTGAATGTGTGGACTGCCACAAATAATGCAGTAGTCTAAATCACATATTATACTAAACCTTTTATCTTTCATAGTTGTTTGCCAACGTGTTTTCTTAATTTAAAATAGTCTTTCTTTTCAAGTTTAGCAAAGTATTCATTTATACTGCTTGAATAGTTGCTATATTCTTTTTGTTCTTTTGTGTATACTCTTTTCATAGTTTAATCTCCTTAATCTTTATAGATAATTCTTTAACCACATCATCGTGCAGTTTATTAGCTCTTAAATCAGGTTTGTTTTCCATATCATTAATAGCCCAATTACTATTAAAACTAATTTGCCTACTTACATCAATATCATCATACTCATCATTACAACTTTTAAAAGCCATTGTTTCGTAATATCTATTATGACCAATAGTGTCTTGTAACTTATCCATTGTTTCTGTGTCGTAAACATATTTATTTCCAACAGTACTTACAATCCATTTCTTATCACCATATTCAATTAATGTATTTCTTGTAAATAAACATTCGTATGAGCAAATATAGTGACCTGCCCAACCTCTTTCAGTTTTTTTAATTTTCATAACCCTACTCCTTTAAACTCTTTAACTGCCCACTCTCATAACTAACATCCAACTGCATTTGCTCACACTCGCTTAATATACCATCAATAAAGTGTGCCATTTGTTTAGTGTCGTATGTAGAGCTACCAAATACCATATAAACATAATCAAGTTTTGGATTTTGACCATCTCTAATTATATAATACTTAACTTGGCTTAATATTTGCTTGTATTGTGGGTGTGCTTTTTCTAAACCTATTGGGTTGTCAGCTGTTACGCCATAACTTTTAAGCATTTGAAAGTACACCTCGTTACTTGTTGTTTTAATAGCTGTTGCCATTTTTCCAATTATAGACCATAGCAATGAGTTTTGAGATAAAGAGCGTTTGTTTTTCCACTCTTTAACCTCAATTACTAACTCATCTGTTTTGTAGTTATCTGCATTGTAGTTTTTTGCAAAGTCTTTGTGTATTGTTTTTTTGTTTGTTTTTAGTTTCATATTTACCCCTTATTTGTGGAATATAAAATAATGTTAATAGTGGCTAACTAAAATGGAAGAGAACTATCTTCAATAGGCTCTAGCTTTTCAACCCTTTGAGATGTACTTTTCTTTTCCCAGTTTAACTTTTCTACTTCATCACAAACAATTTCAGAAACATAACGCTTGCTTCCATCTTGTGCATCATAGCTTCTAGTTTGTAAAGTTCCAACAACTGCAATTTTGTCGCCTTTTTTGATGTACTTACTTACATATTCAGCAGTAGAACGCCAAAATACTAAATTAATCCAGTCCGTTTCATACTCATTGTCTTTGTTTTTATATTTTCTTTGAATTGCGATGCTATTGCTTAAAACACTTGTTCCACTTGTTGTTGTGTCTAGTTTAACATCTTTTCCAACTGTACCTATTCCTATAAATTTTTGCATTATTTGTTCTCCTTTGTTTGTACTTTAATTTCTTCTAGTTTAATTTTTGGTGTTTCCAATTCTACATTTATTGTACCAAGCTGTTCTCTAATTCTTAATAGGTCTTGGTAATAACCGTTTGTTTTTAGCTCTTTTTTGTGTTGTTTCTTTTTTTCTAATTGGATTTCTGGTGTATCATCATATTCATATCGTGGTTGTCTTTTTTTAATATCCTCAACCTCTCTATTTGCAATATTATAAAGCATTGCAAAATCTCTTACGCTTAATGTTTGTTTCATTATCTATTCTCCTTTTTATTAATCTTTACTAAGCAAGGTAGACAATAAAACTTATTATCTATAATGCTTTTGTATGCTTCTGTTTTTTTATTGCACTTATCACATTGTTTTTTCATTACTTGCCACCATAACTATTTGCATTAACCTTTACTTTACCAGTTTTAATATCAATAGCATTTTGTAATTCTTCAACTGTTAAGTCTTGAATAAGGGCTTTATTAAAATATTGTGCTGTTTGTTTAAGGTCTGCTTTGTAGTTTTCAAGCTCTTTGATTAGTTGTGCTTTTGTTGGTTTAGTTACAGTTTCATTGTGTGGGTCTGCAAACTCATCAGCTTCACTATCACTATAAATTCCAGCGTATGCCAATTTACAGTTTTTTAGTACAACCCTATCAAACAACCTTTTAAAAGCCATTGCATAAGGGTATGCGTTTTTTAAGTTGCTAGAAGACACTTCGCCAACCTCAAACAATCCTTGCTCATCATTAGCATATTGAAATACTAACGAGTTGCCATAACCACTCTCTATTCTGGTTACACAGCTTGGTTTAAATTGTAGTTTTTCTTCTAATTTGTCATTAATTTTTAAACAACCATTATGACTAACAATTAATCCAGTATAACCCATTTTTTTAGTTTTCGTTTCATTCATTAAAATCCAAAAGTCGCTTTCAGCTAAACCATATTTTTTACTTTCAAGTATCTCAATAGCTTTTTTCTTGCTCTCTTTATACTTTGGGCTTTGCCAAACTGGTATGTTTCCGTTTTGTTTTTTACTATACTCTTGTGTGTTTTCATTAAACATTTTCTATTCTCCTCCATAATAATTATAAATTTTTTGTAATGTCTTCCAAGTGTCAATGTCAAGCAAGTCACACAACCTATTAAACCAAACTATGTTTATTGTAGTTGTGGGCTTGTTAATTAGCCTTGAAATCCTTTGTTGTTTACACCCCATTAACTTAGCCACTTCTGTTTGATTAGTGCCTAAGACCCTAAACTGTGCGTTTATTGGGTGTTTTGGGTGTTTTGTTGGTCTGCCCATTTAGTCCTCCTTTTTTAAAACTTCTTGAATGTGTTTTTTATAAACATTGCTCAGATTTTCTCTTTTTTTATCAACAACTGCTTTATAGGCTAATAACTCATCATAAACATCTATTAATTGGATGACTTGCTCGGCATATAAATGACCCTCAACATCATAAGGCAAAACATCAGACATAACTTCAATAAGCCCATCTTTACCACCATATGAGTATTCGTGTGAAATTGCCGATATGCTTGTGTTTTCTAGTTTAATATTCATACCATTTTTTTCACCATTAACACACGACTTCAAATCGTATTCAATCCCCTTTTCCTCTAGCATATTAGCTAACCTTTTTAATTCGTTTTTCATAATCTCCCTCCTAATTTAATCTCACAGTCAACAGCCTTGTACTGTTAGTGTTCAAAAACAAACTGTGTCAATGCCAGTGTAAAATGGAAAGTAAAACACTGGCTGGTCTGCCCTAAGGCTTGTTAATAATTTATTTTAGTGTTGTAACACATTGTCGCAATCTTTTCAGCTAAGCCAAAATTGTTTTGGGATAATGCAACTAAGTGTAATTTCATATAATATTTATAAGTTAATTCAGTCATTACATACTCCTTTCATAATCGGTTAAACCGTTATAGCTTTCTTCTTTGTAATCTTCGTGTTCAGCACACCAATCACATATATCTTCAAGTTCATTGGTAAAGTTTTCGTTGTGTACATAATGTCCGCAGTCATAACATACGGTGTAATCATTTTCTACTTCTTGGAAGCAGTCAATACAAAGGTGTTTGGTTTCCTTGTCAATTTCCACAGCTTGCACTTCTAGGCAATCGGTGTCAAAGTTCTTTTCACATTCTAAACATTTAATAATCATAATTACATATCCTCCATAAGTTTTTTAATTTCTTTGTTTTTATCCTGCTCTTTTGCAAAATAAGCTGTGTAGTAATTAATGTTATAAACTAATGATTTTTTTGTCTCTTCTAAAAAGTTGTTTAATTCATCCATCAATGTGCTTGTTTTTTTGATTTCATATTTAACGCCACCAATTTCAAGTGTAACCGAACCATTAAACATTATGGTTTTATCAGTGGCATTTTCTATAAACTCTAATTGCTCTTTGTAGTTGTCAATTGTTTTCTTAAAACTTTCGTATGTCATAATCTTTCCCTCCTTGATTTGTACTTATAGTTTACTACACTTTTAATGTAAAGTCAACTAAAATTAGTGCTTATTTAAAAGTTTTTTCTAGTTCATCATAGTTATCCATAATAGACATCCACTCTTCTTTTGTTAGGTCAGTTTGTAGCCTTGCCCTTTGGTCAAACATATTGTAAAGCCCACTTTTTTGAACTTCAACAAAATCCTCAAACTGTTCTCTTGTAATTTCCATAACGCCCTCCTCGTTTTTGATTTGTAGTCACAGTTTACACCATCATATGAGTAAAGTCAACTAAAAAGTATGGTCAATATGCACAAAAAAATAATTGGCATATAATGGCTCAGATTTGCATATAGTGTGGTATAATGGAGTTAGATTAAATAAGGGGGAAAAAGATTATGGAGTTTATAAAAGTAACAAATAATATTCATATTAAAAAAGATGAGATAGTGAGGGTTGATTGGTTAGAAGAAGACAAAAAATTTAAAATATATACAAAAACTAGGATTAATTTTCCAAGCGGATATCCAATTTTTGTTGGTAACGATTATTCAGAATATGCAATAAGCATAAGTAATGAAGATGCTACATTAGAATTTATAGAATATATTAATTAACCAACTGGCAAGGTATCTCGGTGCATTAGCATCTGGTTTAACTGCATTTGTCCATAACAAGTGCATACCATTGGGGTTCAAATCCCCACATAATCGGGTTTGACAAGTGCCTTAGGCGACCTCCCAAGATACGTAAGAAATTACCAGTCTTAAAACTTGTCATTATGGGGCATCTTGATTCAGCAACCCGCGAGGGGTGTGTAGTATGGTTCAATTCCATTGTGCTCCACCAATAACCATTAAAAGTGGTTTAATTAACATTTAAGGACAGCTCGGGTACGCAATTAAAACCCAGCTGTCAACCCTACGGGGTAGGGGGAGTATGAGCCAATTAGAGAGACTTACAGAGCAATTAATAAAAAACGCACCAATGTTCGCCAAGAAGTTACAAAGTCACGGAACACTGCAAATGTGGAGTTCTAAGGGTGATTTAGTAGTTGTTGAGGTTGTAAAGGTTAAAGTGGCGGTTAAAAAATATTTATAGGGGGAGATTATGAAAGAATTTAGAAAAGGAATTAAGTATAGTGCATTAGTGTCACTGATTACATTAGTGTTTATATGGTCAATGGTTATAGTATTACACTTAACTGGTTTAAATATATATTTTAATATGTTTGCTGGGATAACAGACCCAATAAAAAATTATACATTTAATTTAGTAGTTGGAAGAAGTGCATTGATTTTTGTGGTAACACACTGGTTTAATATGCTAATATACCCAGTTATATGGGATGAAAATAAAAATTAATTACAGTAAATAAAAATACTGTAAACTTTTTGGCATATAAGTGTTGACTAATTATGCAATATAGTGTATAATGATACAAGAGGGTGTAAATTCTCACAATGGCAAACCAACGAGGAAGTCGGTATAAGACTTAAAACCCGAGCTAGTCACTTGAATAAACAACATTAGCTAGTAACCAAATTCGTTTCTGTGGAACGTAAAACCACAGACCAATAACCACGCCCTAAACGGAGGGTGTCAGACAGCAAACAGGCTTAATAGGCTTGTTTTGTTGCATTTAATGGAGGGAATTTATGGATAATATGTGTGCAATATGTGGTAGATATTCAATAGATACATTGGGGAACTGTAAACACGGGTGTATTATTTCGGTAATGACTAATGTAACACCAAAAAACAGATTTACAGATGTAAGTATAGACTATGAAGACTATTATAACAAAAGCATTATAACTATTGAAAGATTAGAATTAGAGATTAAAGCGTTAAAGCAATTACTTAAAAGATATTTAGAATTGGAGGATTAATTTATGATTACATTATTAACAGCATTATTAATATTAAGCCTAGTAGGGATATTGGGGTTGATGTTTAAGATTAAAGACATTGATAGAAGGTTAATAGACTGGGTTGAGGGCTATGGAGAATTATATGACAAGTGCATTGATTTAGAAAGAAACAATGAACAGCTATTAGAAATTGCTGATGACCACATAAATACGGCATACAAACTAAAAGCCGACAACAAACGACTTCAAGACATAGCAGACAGTATTCAGTTTAGGGGGTAGTATGTTAAAGATTAATTTAGAAGAAGAATTGAAGATATTATATGAGAATATATACTTAGAGCTAACACCACCAGAGAGTGAGTTATTTAATGGTGTAGAAGATAAAGTTAGGATACAACAAGTAAAAGAGGATAAGATTAGATTAGAACACTTATTACATCTAAACGCTAAGTACAAGGAGTAAACAATGAACCCAAACAAACCATTACACAGTCACTTACAAGAAAAGTTTGTGCAAGAGCTTGTCAAGAACAAAGGTAATCAAAGACAGGCTTATTTGGGTGCTGGGTATTCTAACCAAAAAGGGAATATGGATTTAGTAGACCAAAAGGCTTCAAGGTTACTGTCAGAAGTTAAGGTAAAGTCAAGGTATGAATATTTATACAATAAAATGAATAAAGTTGCATTAGACAAAGTACAATGGACTGTTGATGATAGCCTAAGAGAATTAATGGAGGCTTACAAGACAGCTAAGGACAGTGGACAATTAAAGTATTGGATAGGCGGAGTTAAAGAGATTAATAATATGATGGGCTTTAACGCTAAGAACATAAACACCGTAAATACAGAACTAAACTATGCGGACTACCTAAAGGAATTAGAAGGCAAAAAGTTTTAAGTTTTCTAAATAAATCCTCTTGAAACGCAAATGCATTTTAAGGGTATGGTTTCTTAACAAATATAAAAAAGCTGAAGCAAATAACCACGCAGTATTTTACTTCAACAAAATCAATAAATAATAAATTTTACATTCAATAAAAACTTCTGTAACTTTTTTAAAAAAACACCGATTTGATTTAAACGTAATTAATTTCAATTTTAAACTTGGTAAACAATTTAGACCCCACAGTGCCTATAAACACTAGCCTGTAGCGTATTAAATAATATATTAAGTTAAATTTCAAAATAATTTCACTTGAAACAAATCGGACACAATTCATTTTCAGCCACACAATTCTCAAGAAATATCATTTGAAACCGAACTTGTTTTCAAAGAGATTTATTTAGAAAAGCTAAAATGAAAAGAGCGATAGTTTAGGCAAGACATTTTCTTAAAGTGTAATTTGGAGTTGAAGAGAAAAACAAAGTTAACTTTTGATTTAACTTAAAGGGGAAATTAATGGCAATCAATATACAAGCATATACAGAGAAGTACTTTAAGATACGTGATAAGAAGTCAAACATTGTGCCATTAGTATTTAATACAGCACAGCAGAGGGTGTATGAGGCAATTAAGTCACAACACGAGCAGGGCAAGCCTATAAGGATAATAGAGCTAAAGAGTAGGCAGGTAGGAGGCTCAACACAGGGGCAGGCACTAACTACTGCTATAACACTCACCACACCTAATACAAGGTCAGCGGTAATAGCACATAAAAAGGCAAGCACTAAGGCATTATTTAATATGGGTAAGTCATTCTATGAGGGGTTACCTGAAGAGATTAAACCACACAAACAGTACTCAAATGACAGAGAATTAGTGTTTGATAAGATTAACAGCTATATAGTGGTTGAAACGGCAGGTGGTAAGGATATACTGAGGGGCGAAACAATGAACAACCTCCATTTGTCAGAGGTGGCATTCTGGGGTGATAACATAGATGAACAGATGCTTGGGTTAATGCAAGCAGTTCCAGATGAGCCAAACACAATGATATTCATAGAAAGTACAGCCAATGGGTTTAACTACTTTAAAGACCTGTGTGATGATGCTATGATGGGTGACAATGACTTTATATTCATATTTGTACCGTGGTGTGAGATGGATGAATATTCCAAAACATATACAGGGTTTAAATTAACAGATATAGAAGATAATCTAAAAAAACAACATAACCTGACCAATGACCAATTAGAGTGGCGTAGGTGGGCTATTAAGAATAGGGCGAAGGGTGATATTAGACAATTTAGACAAGAGTATCCAATAACACCAGAAGAGGCGTTTTTAAGTACAGGAGATTGTGTATTTGATAAAGACATCATAATTGACAGAATACAAAAAGCACCCAAGCCTATTAGAAGAGGGGAGTTTGTGTATGAGAAAGAGTTTTATAGCAATGGTAATATTGGCATAAACAACATACAATTTGTAGAGAGTTCAGATGGATATATTAAAATATATGAGGAATTTAAGAATGGAGAGAGCTATGTGATAGGTGGTGACACCGCAGGAGAGGGTAGTGATAGTTTTGAGGCACAGGGAATACACCTTACAACAGGTAAGCAAGTATTCACGTTCACACACTTAAATGATGAAGATTACTATGTAGAACAAATGTACTGCTTAGGCAAAATGTATGACTGGGCTTGTATAGGTATAGAAAACAACTTTTCAACATACCCAACAAAACAGCTTGAAAAATTAGACTATCCAAATCAGTTTGCAAGAAGAAAAGAAGATACGGCTGGAACAGGGGTTACAATGCAATATGGTGTTAAAACTACCACGATTACAAGACCGTTATTTATAAGCGGATTAAAGAGTATAGTAAACAACCATATAGAGCTGTTGAATGACAAGGACACAATGAGGCAAATGCTCACATTTATAAGGAATAAGAAGAAGAGTGGTAACATTAAGCTTGAGGCAATATCAGGCAAACACGATGATAAAGTAATGGCGTTAGGAATAGCGTATTATATACGAGGTGAAGAGCTTGTATAAAGGAGAAGTATGACAAATAACACGGGGTTAGATTTAAATAACATAAAGGATAGCTATGTAGCAATATGGCTTGCTTACCAACCACGCAGACCAATATACCAAAGCGAGATTGATGTATTAGATGCAATTAAGCAACATACACGAAAGGTGCCTAGATACTTAATGTTAGAAGCATATGCAGAGGGGTTTGCTAATATTTTTAATAGGATGCGTTTAAGCGAATTAGAGAGTGCTATTAACTATAAGTTAGTATATCAAGAGCCTAGCTATATCGAAAGAATGGTTAGTGGTTACGGGTATGGTGCAGGTGGAACATATCAAATAGCAGAAGATGTTGATAATAAGGTTAAAACCGAGAAAGCACTAAGTGAGGTTGAAAGGCTTTACAGAAGACAAAACACTAAAAAGCAAACAAAAACGCTTGCAAAATATCAAAGCAGATATGGTGTTGCAGTTGATAAGGTTTATGTTGATAAGAATGCAGAGCCAAGAGCTAAGGCTAAAAAGCCACTAAATGCATTTGTTGTTTATAATAATGAAGATGAGCAAGAACCAGTATACTCTGTGGAATATACAAGGATATACACGCCAAAAGACCAAGAAGATTATTATGAGGTTGCAGTATACGATGATGTGTTTGTTACTAAGTATAAGACAAATACTGTTGCACCTGATAAGATGAATAGATTAATAAACATACCTCAAATAAATAGTTTAGGTGAGCCAACAGAGAAAATGGCACATAATGTAAAAACAAACCCGATAACAGAGGTTTGGAATAACGATGATTTACTAAGTGATGTAGAGCCGGCTATAAGTTTGATAGATGCAAAGAATGAGGCAGGTAGTGACCATATAAACGCAGTAAGACAATTTATTGAAAACATATTAGTGTTTTATGGTATTAGTCTTGGTAATAATGAAAAAGAAAGCACAAAGCAATATAATAAGATTAAGAAAAACAGATGGTTTAGTACTAAGTTTGGTCAAGGTAGCAGGATAGAAAATGTTACACAACAAATCAATAACGAGGGTATGATAGCAAGTCAAAATCAACTAACAAGCGACATTGCAAAATATAGTATGGTGCCAGACTTTACAAGTGAAAGGTATAGCAACATTATAAGCGGTATAGCATTGAGCTTTGGGTTAATAGGTATTGAAGTATTATTAGAAGATAAAAACCCATTTATGGTTAGTGCATTACAAGCAAGGTTGCAAAAGTACACAAATGTATTAGTTACTAAGGGTGGAGAAGAGCTTGATGTATTAGATGTAACAATCACGTTCACAACTAAGCGACCTAATGTAGACCAAGAAACAGCTTTAATAATTCCAAGTGCATTAAGTGTTGGGGTGAAGAAAGAGGTGCTTGCAAAAGAGTTTAGTTTTGTTAATAGTGATGAACAGCTTGAAGAGGTTGAGGAAACCAAAGAGTTTTCAGTAGATGAGTTATTTGCACAAGCAGATGGCAACATAAACCCAGAAGAGCCAGTAGAAGAGGTTGTAGAAGAAGAGGTAGAATAATGGCTAACACAAGCAATTTTGATAGTAGCGGATTAAGCAATGGCAACGATATGTTTGAGGTAACCCAAACGCAAGAAACACAAATGCTTAAAAACCGTACTAAGTTATTCAAGGGTTTAAAGAATGTTGATATACAAGATATAGAAAACATCAACACGTACTTATTAGGGCTTCTAACAGACTTTAACAAGTTTGGTGATAGATTACTCAAAGATAATACTAAAACCGTTAGAAAGGCACAAAGCCAAGTTGAGATAGTGATTGACAATGATTTAGGCAGTGCGTTTCAAGTGGGTGTTAAAAATGCAGTAGAGGAAGCTGATGAAGTAACGGAAGTAATACCACAAACAACACAACAAGCAGATGCAATACGAGATAACACAAAAGAGGCTAGCAGACAAAGCCAAGCAACAGCAGTTAATACACAACAAACAGAATTAGCGTTATTGACTGGTGCAATAGTAGGTGCGGTGTTCGCATCAAAACAACTAGGGCAAAAGAAGACACTATACGAGATAATAGATGACACTACAAGAAGCTCAACAGCTAAGGGCGTTACTGGCAAGGTATCAAGCAACAATAGAAGAACATCGTTAGCAAGCTACAATACAGGCGTTATACGTGAGAACTCACAGAAGACAATGTTAGAGGGTGGCGGAGCAGTAGTAAGTGATGAGGATGATAGGGTATTCGTAAGTGAGCACGCAAGTGCAAGTGATGCGTGTAGACCACATCAAGGCAAATATTATATAGATGATGTTTATAGACAAGGGCGTAGGGGTAGATGGAATAATTTACCATTACTGAGTAGTGTAATACAAGAACGAGGAAGAGCAGGATTGTTCCACTTTAATTGTAGACACACGGTTACAAAAGCTCCTAGTGGGTTTGATAGACCGCAAGCACCAAACGATGCCAAGACAAATAAGAGCGGTAGCGTGAATAGTGCTAAGTCTAAGCAAACATACGCAATAGAGCAAGAGCAACGAAAACTACAAAGAAAAGTACGACAGTATAAACAGGTTGAGGCTAACGCATTGACAGAGAACGAAAGAATACGAGCAAGACAGTTGGTTAAAAACAACCAAGCAAAACTTACAAGATTGGGTAAAGTAGCTAAGAGGAATAACATACCATTTTATAGACAGTCAAACAAAGAGAATATTGAGTTCAAGTTTGAGAAATTTAAGCCTGAATTTTAATATATAGTGATGGGAACATTACAGGTCGGAGGACTTTAAACTAAAATAAGAGTTGGAGAACTATAAACTAGGAGAACAATATGTCAGAAGAAAACAAAGGGGTTGTAAAAGCCACAGAACCAGTAGTAACACCAGATGTTACACCAGAAGTAAAAGATGCTACCAGCAGTGCGGAAGCGGGAAATGCGAAAGTAGATTTTACACCAGAACAAAATGCAAAGATTGAAGAGATTATTGCAAAGAGGACTGAAAAGGTCTTAGAGAAAGCAAATAAAGAGGCTGACTTTAAAAGGTCAGAAGCTGAAAGATTGGCAACGCTAAGTGAACAAGAAAAGTTTGAAGAGCAGAGAAAATCGTTTGCAAACAAAGAGGCTAAGTTCAACGCTTTAAATAAACTAAGCGAAGAGGGTCTAAGCAACAAATTTGTTGATATGGTGGCTAACACCGATAATGACAAAATGCTTGAAAACATAGCTGGACTAAAAAGCTATATAGCAGAGCAAATTGAGAAAGGCGTAACGGGTAAATTGGCTAACTCGCCTAAACAAGTAATAGCCGATACTAAACCAGCGAAACCAGAAAAGAAAGAATGGGGAGCTGGTACAAATAAAAATCTAAGATATTAAAAGGAGAAATTAAATGGCAAATACATATAACTTGGCTTCTAAATGGGAAGCCGAAATACTTGAAGCAATGGCTGAGGGCACATTCGCAGCAAAGTATATTACAAACAATGTTAATTGGCTAAACGCTAAAACATTCCATTTTACAACTATGCAAACGGGTGGTTATGGTAACCATACCGAGAACACTTGGAACACAAGTGTAATCACGCAAGCAGATGTTACTTATACAGTAGCACACGATAGAGATGTAGAGTTTCAAGTAGACATCGCAAGAGTTGATGAAACTAACAGTACTGCAAGTGCAGCTAACGTAACTAAAGTGTTTATCCAAGAACACGCAAATCCAGAATTGGATGCAATATTCTTCGGTAACGTTTCAGCAGCAGCAATCGCAGCTAGTCTGTATATTGATGAAACACCAGCAGTTGGAACTATCTATACATTGATGAAAGCATCTTTGGCAAAAGTTCGTAGATACAGAAAAGACCTAGAGGTATTTATTAGTTCTGAGCAAATGGATTTACTAGAACGCTCAAGTGAATTAACAAGAAAAATTGAGTTTACACAAGTAGCTCAAGGTGGAGTAGCTTTAGAAACAAGAATTACTGCTATTGATGGTATTGCTATCATAGAAGTATATGATGTAGAAAGATTTTACACTAAACCTAGTTACTCAGCAAATACAAATGCTGGTGAAGCTGGTTTTGATGGGGATGTAGCGGAAAGCTCACCTATTAACTACGTTATTACTGATAAGGCAAGATGTTCTATTGTACCTAAAATTAATTCAGTATACTTCTTCGCACCCGGTGCACATACTAAGGGTGATGGATACTTATACCAAAACCGTTCATTAAGTGATGCGTTTGTATTCCCTGATGGACACAGAGGTGTTAAATCAATTTACCTAAGCTTTGATATGAGAGTATTAACAGTTACATCTGTTGAAGGTACTGCTTCAGGCGATACACTATTGACACTTGATACTGTAATTGGTAATACAAGTGATTATAGCTACGTGTATAGTACTCACGCAACAGTTGCACCTACATTCAGTTTTGGTGATGACCTAAGTGGTTGGACTGACTGGACTTACGGTGATGACATCACAGCAACTACTGGACATAAAATTACAGTAGCAGTTGTAGATAGTTCTGATGAAGCAGTTTCAGGTGGTAACACTACTGTGGTAAGTAAGGCATAATTATACATAACTATGAATAATTATACAATTTAATAATTATAAGTTTTTAGGGGTGGCTTCAAAAACCCCTTACCATTACAAAAAATTAAGGAGAAAATATGAAATATACTAAACTAAACTTTATCAGGGCTGGCTACACAAGCACACTAAAGCAGGACAAATTTAACGAGCTAAACAAGGATGACAAAATATTCAAAGAGCAAAGGGCTAAGAAGGGTTTATTTGCAGATGGGATAACACTTACAGTATTTGGTTTTGATAATGAACAAAATGCTATGTTAGAGATAACATCAGAACACACAAGTGCAAAGAAATGTGCAGAGGCATATGAAAGGTTTGAGAAAGCATTTAGGAAGAAATTTAAAGAAGAACTAAGACTAGACATATTTACACAAGGGTTTACAAAGATTTTAATAAAGGAGTAATAAATGGCAGATTTAAGAACAATAACCAGTGTTGACTGGATGACAAATAATGTTGGTGGGTTTGACCTTGACTATGAGATTAAGGCACAAAACGGACTAAGTGCTGACAGCATAATCAGTATGGCTTATATAGATGTGTTAAATTACATTAAAGCACATAATGAGAATATGTTTAAGAACAGCGATGTAGAGGCTGGGCTAACTTCTTACGTGGATGAATATGGCAGACCGTTTTATTGGTATAGACACGGCACGCTTACACAAATGCAAGAGTATTTAGATAGCGATGATTATAGTGAGGACACTACGCTTACAAGTGAAAGACAGGATGCGTTTAGGTACGCTCAAAGCTCTTTGATTATAAGCTACATCAATGGACTTAAAGAGGGCGTTTATAATGGCAGAGAGGGGAGCATTACAGTTAATCAGGAAGTGTACACAATACTTTTAAAACAACTTAATATGTTGTATGGGTTTAATGTGTTATTTCCAAATGAGGTGATTTAATGGCTTGGTTATTAGCAAGGAATAATAAAAACCAATTAAAGCGTGGCAAGTTGATTACAGCAGATGGCAAAGAATATGAAAGAAACTACGAAGAACTGACAACTAGAAAGTATGGAGTGCAAAACGATATTATACAAGGTATGGATTATATAAGTGCATTACAGACAATTAGATTAAGTGCGGAAGGCTCATATACATTACACGATAAATTCCAAACAGAAGATGCGACTATACCATACTCAATTAAGAGAATAACACCAGAAACAAACAATGCAAAATCTAGGTATGCAAGAAATCAAATTGCTTGGGTTTTAGATTTAGGAGAATAAGATGGCATATATACAAAACTCTGGCAATAAGCTAAGAGCATATATTTATAATAATTCACCATACTTAAATGGTGACCTTAGAAAGAGTTTTACGGCATTGGCATCAAATGGTGAGTTTGAAGTGTTTTTTAAAATAGGTGGTCAAAATGCACCACACGGAACTATATTAAACGATAACGCAATTATAAGAGGGAAAAAAAATAAGCATTACAAATGGGCTAATGAAAGAACAGATGAGGCAGTAGAGATTATAGCAAAATTATTAGGAGGCATTAGAGTTCAATGATAACAGAAACACAAATAATAGCAAATACATTTAACGACTGGTTTAATGATAATGGGAGCAAAGCGTATGACATTTACGCTGATTTTAACCCACTAGAAAACGAGCGTTTTGACAGCTCACTTGAAAGGTTTAACCAAACATCAGATGAGATGATTAAACAGCAAATAGCAAGTGAAGAAGTTAGGGGCGTAGTTAGTACGCCAATAACACCTTACGACCCAGTAGGTGGCACATATGCTGTTATAACACCATTCACAGTAAACTTTTGGCTAGATATCAAAGAGAATGCAACAGAAGTAATTAACGATATTTACAAACTTATATTTGATGAAAATGATGGTCAATATAATGGTAAGGTTACACAACACATATATGGAACTACTACATATTCAATAGCTTGGGGTTTTAATAAGCCAACAGCATTTGCAACAAAAACAATACAGGGCACTAAATATCAACAAGTAACAATGAGTGGAGAGGCTACGATTACAGCAGAAGATGCAACACTTGGAATTAAAGGCTTATACTTTGGGGATAACTTTGTTTTATCAATTACTGGTGACACGTTTGCTAAGACTGAAATTGATGGGGCGAGTTCAATAGAACCAACATCAAACAGTAGGTTAAAAGAACAGCAACTTGGTGGAAGAATTATGCCTTACATAGCTTTTACTGAAAATGACATAACAATACTATATCCATTTAGAAAAGATGATGCACTGGCATTACATTTTTTTGATTTACTTATGGGAGAGATTGAGGCAGAAGATTATGAGTTAGAATTAAAAATAGTCAATGGGACTACAACTGTAAAAACTTACATTTGGAGTGATGTTGTTTATGCTGGTAGTAGGGCACCTTTACAATTAAGTGGTTTACCAGTATTAACAGTACCGTTCAAAAAGAGGGGATAATATGGCAGAAGAAATTATAATTAGAATAATAGGTACGCCATCAACTGATGCAATAGATGCAGAGGGAGATATTGGTGAAACAGCAGAAAACAAAAAACCGCCTAGACAAAAGAAAGATGCTAAAACAAGGTCTGAAATAATTAAGGCTGGTGCAATAAGTGGTGCTTTATTAATAGGAAAAGAGGCTTGGAGTTTTGCAACTTCAAACATAGGAAAATATACAGGCGATGCAAAATTGCAACAAAAAGTAAACAAAGCACTAGAGTATGTTGGGTACAGTGCGTTAATAGCTGCAAGTCCAGTGATTGGGAGTATATCACTTATAGCATCAAAGACAAATGACCTTTTAGACTTACAATACCAAAGAAAATGGGATAACATACAAGCAAATGTAAATGCAGATAGACTAGGAAGAAGTGCCACAAGTAGAAGTGGTAGAAATGTAAATAGGAGATAATATGGGTTTAATAACTTCAATAGAATTAAAACTTGATAATACAAATTATACATCAGTACCATTTAATGACCCATTGACTATTAGTAGGCGACTAGGTGAAGAATTAGACACTGGTGGTTTTAATGTATGGTTAAACCAAGAAAGCCCAATAACACCATTTACAGAGTGCAAGATAACAGATAGTGATAGCAATATAAGTTATTGGTATTCTTCAAGCACAAGTGAACAGGTTACGTTTGTAGGCACTCCACAGTACGAACATAAAGTGGGTTTAATAGAACCTACAAAAAGACTAGAAAGATTATATGTTGGGGCTAAGACATTTAGTAATCCGTTAGATGGAACACCTAAAACAATATTAGAAATAATTGAAATATTGCGTGATGTAACACCATTAAGAAGAGGTGGCTTGGTTGTTGGTGGAACTGATAGACCATTTGAAATTGATGCAACAATAGAAGATAGATTAGATGCAATAGATGCAAGAGAGTTTAGCTTTTCTCCAGACAAAATGATGCTTGAAATACTGGCTGAAATTGGCGAGTATATTGGAGCATACCCAAGACTTATAGATTTTGAAACATTGACATTTGATTTTTATAGTGATTTGGTTGATGAGGTTGAAGATGGTGATTATAGTGCAAAACTAGAAACATTGCTTGAAAGCCAATATCATAATAACTTAGTTAGTAACTTACAAAACACATTACCAGAAACAATATCAAATGCAAGTAGCATACAGTCTATATGGTCTACACCTAGAAACGATAATGGCGAAAGAATATCTACAACAGCTGGTATGTATTTATTAGTTGATAATCCGATATATGGTAAATTGCCTAAATTGTATGTTACAAATTTTGGTTGGCAATATGGTTTAGTTGCACCATTTATTAGAGGTAGTGTAACTTATACAGATACATTAGACCTATCAGATTATTTAATTGAAAAAAGAGAATATGATACATTGAATGGCGATGATGATGGAAAGGGTAGCTTTTTATATTATAACCAAGATAACAATAAAATTGATGGGCTACTTTATGAAAATCCTGTAATATTATTTATATCTATTTATACAATAGAAAGAATAATTGCATTAAAATTATTTGGCAGTGTGCCACTTGGGTTTACATTAACAACCCCATTTGAAGACATACCATATCAAATAGAATATTCACCAACAACATCAATACTAACTAAAAAAACAAAAATTACACCAAACAATCAACAGCTTGATTTAATGTATAATCAAAGCGAAAATATTACAGATGCAATTAGTTTTGGTGAGGCGTTAATAAACAAGTCTGCAAGGCTTGGTGTTAAGACATATGAAAATGTATACTCGTTTGAAGAGTTAACAGGTATAAAACAAATAGGAACATTTAACAGTGATAACTATTTTGCTGATGGGTATGACTTATATTATTGGAATGGCTTTATAGAACAAAAAGTTACATATTCAAACGACTATATAAAATTAGAAGAATTTGTAGGTATTGATAGTTTAAATAGATTTAGCAATGTACCGCAAACTGGCGACATAGTAGAAAGAAAATTACACTTTAATGAATATTGTATTATATCAGATGATGAGTATGATGACACATATGAAACACATAATATAACAGATACTGGATTAGAGCGTATAGGTGCGGTATTTAATCCGATAGCAGTGCGAACAACTGATGATGAACAAACATCTTTTGCAATACTTAGAACACAAAATGAACTAATAGTAGAAGAACAATATTTAATTGTAAATGTTAGTTCAATAGGTTTTGGTGACACACTCCATTTTAACTTTAAGATGGAAGACAACTACTCGGCAGGTCAAACAACTGTTTTAGATGGAAGTAATAGATATTCACAGGGTCAAGAATATTCAGGCTCTGATGGTGATATTAAATATTTAAGTATGGGTATGTTTTCAAAAACTGGGTTACCAGCAAATAGTACTGACTTACAAGCAGTGGCTTATGAATATCCCGGTTATAATATATCAACATATACACCAAGCGTAGACCCTGACATTGATTTTAACTATGGGTTTTTAGAGCCTACCGAATTATTACAGATTGAAAAAGATGCAAGGGAAACAATAAACTATAACCATCAAATACAGTTTATGCCAGATGATAAGAAGTTTGTACTTGGTGCAGGGTTTACAGAGAATAACACCCTTGTAGCAAACACAGCAACAACTGAATTATTTATTTGGTTATTAGATTATAAGGTTGGGAAATTTAATAGAAAAAAAATAGACACAACACAGGCAACCAAGTATACACACGCAGACTTTACATCTAGCCATATAAAAGCATCTGGGAAGAAAAATGGAGTATTGAGGATTAATAGAGAAGGAACATCAACAGGCATTCAAATACCTCACGATGCGTGGGCGTTAGGCGATGCCGATGGTAATTTATATTTAGCAGTAAACGAAACCTTAATTACAATAGTTTCAGGATTAGTTGCTATTAAATATTTTAATTATAGAAACAAATTATAAGGAGAAAGAAATGGCAATAGGAATAACAAATACAATAACCTATACAATGAACGCTAACGGAGTTTTAACTGCACCATCAAGCATAGACCCAATACATCAGGGTTCAAGCGGTACAGTGCGTGTCGTAATTGACAGTGCTGATTATGGTACAAGTAGCTTTGATATGCAAATAAAGTTTAGGCGTGAAAAAGGTACAAAGCCAGAAACTAAAAATATGGTGCTTAGTGGTACTGATTTTTATTACGACTTGGTGGGTACTGAAACGCTGTATGCAGGAACGCTTAAAATTAGCTTTAATGTATATGATGCAGGCGGTATCAATTTAATAGTTGCAAGTGGAGAAGAAGACCTTGCCATATTAGATAGCGGAATTAGAGTTATCAATGAGGGAACTGGTGATGACTACACAGGGCTAGACACAGCAACAGCTGAAACAAATGTTGACAATATCAATAATCAAATCAGCGTTGATGTTTTAGATAGTCCAAAATTAGGTGGAGAGCTTGCAAGTGAGTATGTTAAGGCAAATGATGTAGATGTTTTAAAACTTAACCAACAAGACCCAGACCCAACATATGAAGATGGGCAATTCTTTTATAGTAAAGAAAAAAACGGGTTAGTATTTAGAGATATACACACAGATACTGAATTAGAGATTGGTAAAGAAACAATAGCAGACATAGTTTGGAGGGGTACAGGCACACTAGCAAATGGTACGGTAGCCACGCTAGATGGAAGTGAAACTATTGATGGTTCGTTTTACATTAACGCAGTAAAGGCTGATGCTAGATATAAAAATCTAAGGTCACCTATTGCTGTTATTACTCACGACATAGCAGAAGACAGCGTTGGAATAGCTACAAAAAGTGGTTTAGTAAGAGGTTTAGATACATCTGATTGGAGTGGTTATACAAGTAATAAAGTATATTTGGGTGAAGATGGGCTAATGACAAAGGTTAGACCTGTTGATGGGCATTTTATTACAACCATAGGAGAGGTTGTTGTAATACACGCAACTGATGGTGTTATAGAGGTAAACCCTACTTATAGTGAATTAACAGTAGATGTTACAAACCAAAACGGGTTTCCACCTGATGAAAGATTTAAAACATCTATGAATATAACTGAACTTGCACACACTTTTAATTTAGTTAAAATATCAGACTATCATTTTTACCAAAATGGCGAAAAGTTTGAAAAAACATCTGACCAAAGTGTAGTATTTACAGATGTAGATGGTTTACACGCAGTTTATTTTGATGATGATGTATTAACTACAATGGCAAATCCAGATGGGGAAGATTTTGAAAACTTTGTTTTAAATAAATGTTTAGTTAGTATTTTTAATTGGAATTTTGCAGAACAAAGAGCTGAATTTATACTAGATGAAAGACACGGATTAATGCCACCAACAACACATTTATGGGCTCATCAATCAATAGGAACTGTATACTTAGATGGAATGGCAATAACAATACCAAATATAGATGTTGCAAACCCAACAGATGATACTGCATTAGAGTTTTCTTTAACAAGCGGTAGAAATAAAGATGAGGACATTACACACGCAATTACAGAAAAAGGCACAACAGATGATATTAGGGAATATGCTTTTGTAGGAACAGGAACTCCTGTGTTTACAAGAACTGCTGAAAATCAATATGGACTATCAACAACAGGAACTGGTAGGCTTGCTTATAACTTATTAAGTGGCTCTACATATAGTGTGGCTGAGCCAGATGACAACAAATATGTATGGCGACATATATATGCAATACCAGAAGTAGATAAAACACGAACAAATTATATAAGTATAATGGGGTTTGGTTTTTATGATGATGCGAATGATGCGGATGAGGGTATAAGTACAGAACTTGGAATTATAAGAGGTTTAATACCAGCACCAGAATATACACACGCTTATTCTAAACTTTATAAAACAAAAAGTTCATTTGCAAACACATACAAGTCGGCATCTGTTTCAACAGCAGATGGTTCAATAGCAACTGATTATAGGGAAGCATCAGTAGTAGGTGGAGGTGCATTGTCTAGTACAAGTCACTCAATACTATCTGATAGAAGTTTACCAGACCAACATCCAGATACAGCAATTACTAATACAAGTACAAAAGCTGAATTGGCAACTGCCACAACTAGCAAAGAGGCTGTTGAAGCATTAACTGTACAAGAAGTTACAGGCAATGTAGATGCAAATGATTATGTAGATAGTGGGCGTTATTCAATTCGTGGTACTATAACAAATAGACCAACAGATGCTAGTGTAGTGACTGGGTTTATTACTGTTATAAGAGGTCAAAGGCTTTCAGATGTTGAGTATATACAACAAACATATGGAGAGCCGTTTAATGATGATGCTTGGATTAGGTGGGGTCAAATTGATTTAGCTAGTCCAGTATGGGGTGCTTGGCAAGAAATGACCAACGACCCAAACAAACTTAATATAGATTTCGGTGGGTATGATGAAAAGGTTACGCCACACGATGATGACCTTATAGCTATTAACGACAGCGAAGATAGTGGTGCTGTTAAATATGTTAAGAAATCTGCATTAGGTGGTGGAGCTGGTGGCTTTGGAACGGTAGTTGCTGAGGGAACAGTAACCAACCCAACAGCAGGTGGAGTATTCATAGCTAACACGCTTATAGATGATGGTATATATAAACTATACATTACAAACAGTTCAAGCATAGCAAACTTTATAAGGATAGCTTTTAAAGAGGGTGCTACTCTTAGGGATGAAGGTTATAAACAAAGGACTGATGGGTTGTCAGATACATTTACAACTGGTATAACGTTGGTTGCTGATGGATTAGATAGCACAGCAGGTGCACAAGATGAAATTACAATATCAAAGAAATTTGGAACAAACCACCGTATGTATGCAGACTTTATATCAACCTCTGACACAAATGTTATAATTCAATTTATTATAGCTTATGATGCAACTGCATTAGATATATGTACACAAAATGCAAACACAGGTAGTTTTGATTATCAATTAGTAAGATTAGGAAAGGCGGTGTAATATGACATATGAAGAAAAAGAAGCTCTATATTTAGAGTTTAAACAAAGAATGTTTAATGAATTTGGAGACCTTATACAAGAAAAGTTAATGCCATTTACAGTTATAGAATTAGATGAACTTGGAGAAGAACGCACGCTAACAGGAAATGCAGGAAAGGATGTTCAAGCTCTTGGTGAGGAGTTACGAAATGTGTGAACAATATGAAGAATTAGAGCCATTAATATTACAAGATGAGAATGGTGAAGAAAAGGTAAACCCAGACTATGAAAACGATTAAATTTTTATTAATTTTATTGGTGTGTTTTACTGTATCTATGTTTGGAACAATTTCACTCATAGCATATGGTAGAAACGCCACATTGAAAATCACAGCAAGTGCCGAAGAAATTAACGACACGTTTGAATATTTTTTAATTGATAGAGTTATAAACACTAATTTATTTGAAATTGAAAGGGATGTTAAAAACCTTTATGGAAAGAAAATACAAATAATCAATAGTACTGAGAACAAGGCACACTATTATGGAAATAGAATACATATTAATTACAGTACACCAAATTTGCCTGTCGTTATGGCACACGAAATAGAACACACATATTTTACAATACGTGAGTATAAAGCAAACCACAATGCGATTATAAGGCTGTGGGAGAGTGATATAGACTATTTAAGATATAGTGCTAGTAAATTAGCAAGGCAGGTGCTGTTGGGTGGTTACAAAGGCAACTACGACTGTACACAATTATTAGTAAATTATTATAAGGAGAGAACCTATGAGGCGAATAGTTAAAGAAGAAGACATTGGTTTAAGTGAGGGCTGTCAATATCTGCAAGTGGCTAAAAAAGATATTGAGAAATTGCAAAATAAAAAATTGGTTTTCAATAAGAAGATTGATGCAGAAATTTTGAAAAAGCAAGAATGGTATAAACAGTTAGAGAATGAGGGGTTTTGTTTAATAGATAAACCAAAGATTATACCCAACCCAATGACTGGAAAAATATTAAGTAAAAAAATGGTACACCAAGACAACTGTATCAGCAAAGGAGAACAATAATGGAAGAATTTTTAATAGATATAGGCGAAAACTGGGAAGTAGTTAGTGCGGGTATTTTAACACTACTAGCATCTAGGTGGGGTACTGTTACAATTAGGGAATTGTTTTCAAAATCAACTTCAAAAATAATTGTTAATAAATTGACAGCTGGGTTGCTTAGAAAAGTAAACAAAATTAAAGTCAAGGTTGCAAACATTTTAAATATAGTAAAATATAATAAAGGCGTTGTGGACAGAATGGAACAAAGACAAATCCAAGAATATGCAAAACAAGATGCTTTTAGATTAACTATGATTGAAAGCAACGCGGAAGCTATGGAAGTATTGCAAGATACGTATGAGGCTAAATTAGCCGTTCTAACAGGTGAAAACGAAACCATTGGCCGAGAAGTCGTGGAAGAGGTAGAAGAAGAGCCACAAAGCGAAGAGGTGCGTTTAACACGCAAGGAGCGTAAGGCAAAAAAGAAAGCTGGCAAAAAGGCGGTAAAAGATGAGAAAGTTGAAAGGATTTATTAAAAGAATATGGGGGAGCATAACAAAACGCTCTAAATATATTTGGTCAAACAAGTTTGAGGTATTAAATTTTATATTTACTTGGGTGTTGCCGTTGGTATTTATCGGAACAAAAGTTAAATACATTGAAGTTCACATTGCGTGGAAACTTACAATTTATGGCATACTAGCATTAACAGTTTTATTTATAGGATTAAGAAAAAAGATAAGAGAATTTACACTTAGGAAATATGGTGTTAAATCTCTTAGGGATTATTTTATTAAACGTAAGTACGGATTTATAAGATGGTTTGGGTTGAACATTATTAAGTTTTTCAAACTAGGAATTATAACATTTATATTTTATTTGATGTCAAGACTAACAGAAAATCTAGTACAAAACTGGTTGCTAATAGTGGCACTTGCGTTTATCGGTTCAATGTTTGGGTTGGTACACAATATGGTTAAAAAAGAAAAACCAGTAATAGAACTGGGATTGGAGTAGATTATGGAAGATGTAAAAAAACTAGTATTTGATATATTATTAGTAGTGGCGACTGTCGCAATATTTGTATTTGTAGTATTTGGTGTTACTGTTGTTGCAGGGCTTGACCCACTAACAGAGTTAATGATGGCGGTTGGTATTATAATGGTGGCAGGTGCTGGGATGTTAAAGGTTTTATATAATATGAAAGGCAAAATGGTTGGGGTATCAAGTGAAATACACACAACCAATAAAAACACTTTGAACAAAAATAGAAACCTTGTGAAAACTAAAACCACCTATGACCAAAGAAAGGTTTGGTGTAAAAAACTTACTGATGATGAAAAGCTAAACAAGATACACTCAAAGCTTGATAGAAGAGGAATAGACCAACACTTTTATAATAGTGCTAAGGATTTATTGATTAAAGAAAAAGATACTGAAATAGAAGAGGAAACAGCAAAAGAGTGGATTAACAATCAAAAAGATTTAGGCAAAAGACAAAAAAGAGTATTGATTAGGCTTGTTTATAGAAGCGTTAAAGTTAGACCATATAAAATATCACTGTTCTCAACTGGCTCGGTATATTCTAGGATATATAGCCTTTCGGATAATATCAAATGGATAAAGCTTGGTGAATATGTTATTTGGGGTGTTATTACGAGTGCGTTTTCATTTATACTACCTAGACTTTTAATGGCTTTTCCAGAGAATAAATTATACGCTTGGTATGTAGGATTAACTGCTGTTGCAGGGTTGGCATTTACTGCTTTAATATCTTTCTATCTATCGTATAGACACGAAACTGTTAGTAGAGTTAATGTTATGAAAAAGCGAGATGCTTTTAGTACTGACTTTTTAATTAGTCAAAGCCAAGATTTCTTCACAACAGAGGGGTTACAAGATGTTAAAAAAGATAAAGCAGGCGTTCAATAACATAAAAAGACAAGGGCTTAAAAACCTAATAATAAACACATTAATATTTTTAATATGTTGGTCGGTAGTTTATTCGCCAGCATTGATAACTTTAATTGTTGGTTATGTGATTAATTCACAGTTTTTGATTGGAACTGGTTGGAGCATATTTGGTTTTATATCATTGCCACTTCCAATTCCAGCTATACCATTAACTATATGGTTGAGTGTTATAGTTGTTAGAAAGCTAAAAAGGAAAGGCGTTTTGGAATAAAAAGTGTCCTAAAAAATAAATACTTAACCACTCTAAATGGGTGGTTTTTTATTGGACACCAAAAAGAAAAAATACTCTATTTTGTTCCGCAAATGTCCGATAGTAGCATTTTAACCCTATTTTTAGCACTTGCGGAACAAAACAAAATACACCCCTTTTTGTGTGTGTGTCACAAATGTTGACAATTATACGGCAAGTTTGTGACAAGTGCCGTACGTTTGACAAATATAACACTTTTTAGTCTTTTTGTGGTATGGTAGTCAATTACACTTTCAACAGGAAACTAACAACGAAACTGCACTTGCTTTCCAGTATACAGGAAAACATACAAGGTAACATACAAGTCAGTCGGTTATAACCTGTAACCAACTGTTCGGAAATCCCCAACAGTTCAGTTATTCGGGTTTTCCCAACATCTCAGTTATTCCAACTATTCGAATAACTTGAATAGTTCAGAACAAATTCAGAACAAATTCAGAGTAATGTAAGCTATACTTTAAATAGCTCATATATTAGCACTTATCATATCATTATGTGATACAATAACATACTTTTTATGATACAATGTTTCACACTTTTTGTTATTATCATATCCAGTTTTTAGTAATTTATTGCACATTATAATAACAATTTAATGCAATAAAAAGAGAGTAATTAAACTCTCTTCTTTTTTATTTTCTTTGAATATGTACAATTATTGTGTTATTGTCCACACCGCCCTTAAACACTTCATTAACTTTATAACTGCCGTATTTTTTTAAAACCCTTGTCTTTGCTTTTAGATATTCTTCAAATGCTATACTTTTTTTTATCTTCATAATTATCAACACCCAACCTGCAAAACAAATAAATTAGTTCATTGTGGTCTTTTTCAGCAAAAGAATTATTAAAAGAATAATCCCAAACAAGCCAATCTTCTTCTTCATTAGCACTATCATCTTTTATTCTTAAATATACATCTTTAAATTTTTGCATATTAATTAATTTATTTAATGTAGGCATATTTTTATAAATTTTATCAAATTCCATAAGCACCCCCATATTTGATTATACCTAAGTATAACACATAATATGAGTAAAGTCAAGTAAATCATATGTACATATTAACCAAAACATTTGTTCTATTTTTTATTATTCTCGTAAATCTCCAACGCTTTATCTACATAATCTTCTAAAACTGTTGGCTTTCTTAATGACTTAGCCGTGTAATGCTCTTTAAAGTTGTTTGCAAAATCATTTACAATTTCTAGTAACTGTTGGTCTGTTCTATACTTCCTTACAAGCAAGTAGTTAAATAAGCCGTGTTTAATTCTTCCATAGTACATTTTGTGTTTCTTGTTATTAATAATTCTAATAACTTTATTTTGTTTTAGTTTCATTTTATACCTCCTTTATAAAACTACCGTCTCTAAATTTATTATATTCTTTGTTAAAACAATTTTATCTGATTGTTCTTTAACAAATACTACGCCATCATCAAATACTTTAATTTTTAGCAATCTTTCCATCTCGTTGTCTTTGTTTTTTAAATCTACTTCATATTCTGTATATTTCATTTTTTCTACCTCCTTTAAATTGTACTTAAAAAGTATTTTTCTTTATTTACTAGGCTGTTAAACACATCAGATAGCTTAATGTTTATGTATTCAAACAGCATATCTTTGTTTGATTTGCATCCATTATAAACACATATTGCATTAATAAAAACTAAATATTCATAGACTTTATGAAAACTATCGTAATAATATTCTATTTTTAGTAGTCCGTTTTTATACTTATACCTTTCTTTGCCTTTTATAAAATGCTTTTCAGTTATATTGTTTATAGTATCCATCCCCTACTCCTTTGCTGTAAATGTATCAATCTCATTGTCTGCATTTACCACATAACATTGTAAAAATTTTGTTGATTTGTAACCCTCTTTATTAGTCCAATGGTCTTCCCCACAAAATGCAGGTTGTCGCCATATCTCCATATCACCATAATCACCAACTTGGCTTGCATTGTGTAAGTGTCCTAATAGCCATATAAAGCGTTCATTCTTGCCGTTAAGCTGTTTGGCTTCCGTGTTCATACTAACCCTTGCTTTGTCTAGTTTGATGTCGTGTGTGATAGCAAATACGGTTTTATTAACTTTGATGTATTCTCTGTAAGGACTGCCAGTTGTAACTTTAATGTTTGCGTTATCTCTAAAAGCGAAGCCCATTGCATACCTTAAAAGCATTGATGTTCGCTCATCGTGGTTACCAGCTATTTGGCTTAGTTGTACTTTGGCGTACTTTGATAGTTTTAATAGTAAGCTACCAAGTATCCTAATTGCATTTCTATCCATCTCGTTAGGTTGTAAGTCCGTGTCTTGCGGTGTGCCTTTTGTTGTTGTTTTGCCCATCGTGTCATAGTGTAGAAAGTCGCCTAGAACAAATACATAAATATTGTTTATTTTTAAGTGGCTTGTTTTTGATAACACACCATCAACTAATTTAAACAGCAACCTTTCAGCTTTTAAACTTGTATAGTCTAAACCCCTTTTACCATAGTGAAAGTCTGCTATCGGTATTACTAGGTCTACGCCATCGCTGTTTTTATCGTGTTTAATTACTTTGTATGTTGGCGGTGTCATTTCTTGTAGTGCTTTTCTTATCTCTTTAATGTAATCAACTGGTGGCAATTTTTGTGTTCGGCTTGTTGTTCTAATTGATTTTACAGTTACAATCTTACCATCTACAATTCGCTCACTTTTAGTCACTGTTTGGCTTGTAGGGTTTGCGTTTTGTATTAGGTCTAGTTTGTAGCCGTGATTTTTGTAAAACTGCCTTAGCTTGTCGCCAGTGTGAAACAATAGTTGCTCATTTTCAGTTAATGTTTCCCACAGTTTATCCCACTTTCCTTTTATCGGTGGTAAGTCAGCCACTGGTTTACATTTTTTTAGTAGTTCTAGTTCGTTCATAATTCCTCCGTTATAATACCATCTTTTAATAAGTTTGTTATTAACTTATATAATTCATAGATACTTTCTGCATTTTCTTCAACTTCTTGTCCCCAGCTATCATAACAATTATATGTTAGGTATGGTGGTATGTTTTCATCGCAAAATACATAAAGATGTATTCCACCAATTTGTAATTCATCGTTTATAAACTCATCCATTCTAAAACCATATTTATGTAAATCTTCTGGTTTAATTACTTTATATTTCATAATTCCTCCAATAGTTCTGGGTTGTCGTGTATGTTTCCTATTACAACAAAATCATCATTGTCTTTATACTCAATTAATTCATCATAACCATAATGACCTTTAAATACCTCTTCCCAACACATCATAAATGCTCCAAACTCATCATTGTATTCTATAAAACATTTAAAGTTTGTAGTTTTTGACAACATACCATCATCAAAATCTATTTGAAAGTTAAATATATCACCCTCGTAAATCTCTACACCGTTCTTATCTTTAAGCCCTGTGTATTGACCTACTGTTTTAGGGTCAACCACAAACCAATTTTTTAAGTAATTAACAAATATAGAATACCCTTTAAATATTTGTAAACTACCATACACAAATTTATCCTTGTCAAAATATACTGTGTTTTCAACCGTTTTACCTCTAAATTTTATCTCTCTCATAATTTCCTCCTTACCATAATAACCTCACTATATTTTCAACTATATCTATCTGATACAACCCTATCATTATAACACCTATTAAACCTAGTGTCAATACTATGGACTTAACTACTATATTATTTGTACAGTAGTCTAATACCATAATTACTATGAAGAATGTTAGGATTATTAGTATTGTGTTAATCATAGGTTACTCCCCAAATCCTTTAAAAAACTCAACAATTTCTTTAAGCTCTAAGTCTTTTATATAATCTAATATTAGTGATTTTTCTAGACTGTTTTTAGCTTCTTTTAGTGTTATTATTTTTGTTTGTTTCTCTACTATAAGGGTTCCACACCTCTTACAGTTTCCAATATGTTTTACACATTTTTCCATAACTCTAATCCTCCTTTAAAAGTTCTTTTATATTATATGGGTCTTTGTCTACTTTAAATTTTTTAATAGAATAACTATAACTATCATCAAATTCATTAGTATGACTTTTGGGCTTATGACTTTCAGCAATTTCTTTTGTTGCATAAATACCATAAATACTATCATTATGACTACTAAATTCCATACCATCTACAAAATGTTCAATAATCACAAATACTTCTGGTATATAGTTTTTATTTGTCATTGTTGTTCTCCTTTACGGCTTCAAAAATTTGTTTTAGTTTTTGGTTGATTGCTGTTAAAGCATCTTTTATCGTTCTATATCTGTTTTTATTGTTTGGTAAAACCATATGAGTATACCCAACCATAAATTTAATATCAAAATGGTCTGCAAATTGTCTAATTTCAATATGTAATTTACCGTTATCGGCGTTAATCTTCATATTCTCATCAAATCTATAACCATATACCCATCTATTTATAATATCTTGCTCAAACTCAAAGCTCGTTTCCGTAAGTACTAGTGGCTTTGCTTGTGCGGTGTCTAAAAAATCTAATAACTCTGCAACATCAATAAGCCTAGTATCTGAACTTGGATTATCACTATCCATAAATTTATTCTCGTGTATCCATTTCTTAATCTCTTCCATTCTCTAATTCCTCCAATATTTGTTTCTATATCTTTTAGTTTTTCTTGCCTCTTTTCTAGTTTCTTCAAATGAATGAAATTCACTATTATATGCAAATACACTTTTACCAAATGGCGGTCTATTAAACATACTTTTAAATGTCTTAAAATATATATCTTGTTCTTCGCCTTTATTATAATCATAGTTTTTATTAGGTTCAGTCCAGCTATGTATCTTAACAACACGGTACTTTTTATGTTTCCCTATTGGTTTTAATACCCCATATTTACCTTGTTCTGGTGTATATATTTTACTCATACTAATTCCTCCAATTTAACGCTTATAGCTTTATGTAGTTCTGGGGTTATGTATAGTGGGTATAAGTAGTCGCTTGTTTCATACATCCCATCATTTCTAAAAACAACCTCTTTTGAGTTATAACTTGTTGTGTTTGGGTAATTATCATCTTGTTCGTAATTTCCAAAAGTATACAAGTGGTGTTCATCTTTATTTGCCACTAATCTATACCCCAACTTATCAAACAAATAATCCGCCTCGCTCGTAGTTGTTTCTCCTGTTGAAAGGGTGTAGGTTGGTGACTGTATTACTGGGTATATTATACCATTTATAGTTCTAGAAATCAGTGGCTTATAATACTTACCACACTTATTACAGTTACCGCCTGTATCAAAATTCATATTGCCACATTCACATTGATTATACATACTACTCACACTCCTTTATTATTCCATCTTTTAATAGTTTATTGATAACCTTTTTTAATGTTTTAAATGTTTCAAGTCCAATATGAACTGGATAACCACCACTACTGCATCCAAAATCTAAGTATACTATAACTTCATTTGTTGAATTATTAACCACTAAAACTATGTCTTCCCCTTTAATAGAGGAAGAATAATAGCCCTCTGCTCTCTCGTTGTAACTGTGATATATATGGTGTTCATCATTAAATTTTTCTAAATTTGCTTCATATCTCATAATCTTCCTCCTAAAATACTTCTTCTTGTTCTGTTCTTCTAATCTTTTTGCCACCATTTTTCTTCATCGGTCATAATTCTAATGTTTGGTGACTTAATTTCTAGCGTAAAATCTTTTGAACATTCATAAATTCTACCTGCAACTGCTTTATCTAACCCTTTTTCATCTACTAATTGTCTTAGTGAATGGTTTGAAGTTAGCCCAGTTGGTTTTTTGTCCTTGTATCTAGCCTCGACAATTTCAATAAGTTTTTCCTGCGCGTGTGTATCTTCGCCTTTTAATTTAAATCTTTGTTTTCCTATGTCATCAATTACTAATAAATCTAAACTTACATAAAAGTTAAATACTTGCTGTTCTGTTTTATTTGGATTATCAAAGCTTGCCCTAATTTCTTTTAAGATATCGCCAGTTGATGTGAATAATACTTTGGCATAATACTTATCTATTAGAAAATTACATAAGCCAGCCACTAGGTGTGTTTTACCAACACCGTTTTCACCCCAATAATAAAACCCTTTTCCTTGCTTTAAATTACTATCCCAGTTATTAACATATGTTTCGGCACCCTCATGTGCTGTTTTAAGGCTGTCACTTAGCTTGTCAGCGGTTTCCTTAGATTTTCCGAGTGTTACATTATAAAATCTTTTACCTAGCTTAGAGCGGTCTTTAAGGAGCTTAGAATATGCCTTGACTTTTTCTAACTCTTTATCAATTTCTTCTCTTTCCAGTTCTTCTGACTGACATTCACACAAAACCCTTGTTACAATTTGTTTGTTTGGGCTTATCCACAACCTTTGTGTATCACAATTCTTACAATAAATCATATTATCAACAATGTGTTCATCTTTATTTATGAATTTTAGTTGTTGTTCTAGTTTTTTATCGTATAAATCATCATACTTCATTGTATTGTTATAAAGTTTATCCATTATTTTCCTCCAAATGCCTTAGACTCTTCTTGTGAAAGTGTTGTTTTTACTTTTTTACCGCTCTTCTGGTTTAAGTAACCTTCAAACTTATTTCCAAATAATGTAGATGGTCTTAAAAACTTAGCCCACTCGGTGTCTAACCACTCATTATACTTTTTGTCAATTACTTTTTTAAAGTCTTCTAGCTTGTAGCCCTCATTAAGTCTAGCCTGTATAGGTGTTTTAGTACTATTGGCACTAGCGTTATACTTAGTTCCTAGTATTTCATTTAAGTAATTAACAATATCAGTAACAGTAGTAGAAACAGTAACAGTAACAGTTGTATCCCTATGGTATGCATAGGGTATACATACCGTATCTCTATTATTATATAAATCTATTAAATCTAATCTAAATTTTTCACTCTTAACTTTCTCTAATTGCTTTAAAATAGCACTATCAAGTTTAGGGCTTTTAGTCCAGTTATATTTATGCCAGTTACTAACAAACATCTCTTTTGTTTTGTTGTCATATTCTAGTACTTCGTGAGTGTTTTGTAGTCTTTCAATAAGTCGGTCTATCGTGTCTTTGTTGTAACCAGTACCATTAGACATTTGTTTTTTGCTTACTTCATAGCAACCAATTATGTTTGTGTGTTCATTGGTTAAACAGTAAAGCATAAAGTATTTGTCTTCTGGTGTGAAGTCATCTACTACTTTTGCATCAGTCCAAAATGTTGGTTGTATAATTCTATATGCCATTTAATCTCTCCTTAATTTTTGCAATCGTTTTTGTTTTTCGTATTCATATAAACTCAATCCTATTTCATCATCATAATGTGTTTCATAGGCTAATCTAAATTGGTTTTCATAATGATAGTCTGGCTCATCTTTATTTATACAAAACGAGTGGTATTCATAAAATTTATTTAGTTTTTCTTCAAGTGGTGGCATATTATAATATTGTTTATGATAGTATATTCCGCTAGATGTTTTACCTAAAAAACAATAATCACCACACTCTCTACATTGTATATATATTCTATTATTTGCCATTATTTATTCTCCTTAATATTCTAATATTTCCAAGAAGCTACACTCCAATATATCTTCTATTGTTTCAAATCTAATTCCATTTCCAGAACCTTTGGTTTCACCATAATATATAAATTTATTACAGCAGTCTTCATCTTTTCTAAAATATAGTATAGTTCCTGTCTTTAAAATATAATAATCTTCTCCCAGCTTATACCAATCATAGCTTTGTTTTGGACTATCAGTTGAAAACCCATCTCCATCATAATCAAAATATGCCGTTTGCATTACCCTTGCTTTTACTAAATATTTTTCCATAATCTTTCTCCTTTAAATAACAAAAAGCACCATCAGGGTCTGACTTCTGACAGTGCTTGTTTGTTAGTTTTATATTAATCTGCCGTTGCAGTTAATAGCTCATTGTTGTCAGACCTATTAATAGTATAACACACTTTATGCTAATCTGTTACACTTATATGCCAATTATTTGGTTTTATTTTAAATCCTTTTTCTTCCAGTTGTTTGTCAAGCGTCTTCTTCATATGTGGTATGTTGTAAAGTCTTAAAAAACTTCTGTAACTCATATTTAGAATTAGACTTGCTTTTAACCTTGTGATGTATCGGTCAAATAATGTGTCATACTCGTAATTTTCACAGTCAATAACATAACCATCTTTATCAAGTGTTTGGAAGCTCTTAGGTTGTGGGAACTCTTTTTCGGTTATTTCCATTACCCAGTCGCATTCAAACGCATTGGTGCATTTTGTGCAAGTCCAGCATTTTTGTTTTAGGTATGTTTTCATAGTCTACTCCTCTAAAAGTTTATCAAGTTTAACCCTTGCATTTGCAGTTAGCTTGTTATCTTTTTTAGCGACAATATCAAAGTACTTATCTAAAATGTATTTGATTTCTTTTCTTAGTTTTGACTTACCATATGCAACACCTTTTCTATAACCGTTGCGTGTGTACTCTGCAATTTGTTCTTTGCCTTTACCCTGACCACCACCAGTTTTATTGCGTAGTTCGTAGCCCTCGTTTTGATAATGTTTAATGTAGTACCTTTCTTCATTGTCTAGTTTTTCTTTTGTAGGCTCAATCACTTCAACCCATTCCAAGTTCCAACCATCAATGTTAAAGTCGCTTAGTAGTTTATGTTTCTTTAAGGATAGGTCAATGTGTTGTGGGTTTTTCTTTTTATAGCCTACTAAATGTTGTGCCATCCTAGTTAGTATGTGAATTGATAATCCGATATATGCGTACTTTTTGTT